CTTCCGGAGAATACCGCCCCCTAAACTCAATCAGCATCTTTTCATATTTAATCTTAGTAATATTTTCTAGTTTTTCATTATCGTCTAATTTTTGCAAATACGATTTATAAATTGAATATGAATGATGAGTTAATGTGGCTTTCTTAAATTCCAGGAATTTTTCTTTATAAAATCCTAAAGGTTTGTTAATAACTTCAGGATTTAATAGTTTCTCTATCTTTTCTTGTAATTCATCATATGCCTCTTTCTCAGTAGCTCTAGTTTTATTATTTTTTACTACTGATACACGACGTGTTTTCCCGTCGAGATCCTTGTATGATTGTATATATCTGTATTTTCCATTGTGAGTAATTTCTCTATACATAAAAATACACATCCTTTCTTGATTAGATAAGATGTGTATGATATACTATTTATATTAAGCATTTTGTGTATATCTTACACATCTTTTAAACTCACAACTCTTGGCGGGGGCGTGAGTTTTTTATTTGTAAATTATCAACACGAAATTCACACGAAAGAAAGCTTTTATAATAGGCTTTATGAGGTTTTACACATTTAAATCAACACGAAAACCAACACGAAAAACCTATTCAACGTTTGAAATTTTATCGAAAAATTCTATAATCCTTTTAGCTTCTCCCACACTTCCTTTGTAAGTCCAGCTATCTTTTTTAACAGGTTTATCGATTAAATTAATAGAGTAAGTTCCCTCATTATTACCAGTTACTGTAATTTCTATTTTTAATTCTGTAACTTGATTTTCAAGTTTTTTCTTACCTGTTAGGCCTCCGATTAACATTCCTGTAGGCCCTAATAATAATCCACCTGCTGCAACTCTCCCAACAGATACACCACCTTGAGCTACTTTGGCACCATCCTCAATAAGTTTATAATCAACTAACTCATCGAATTTAAATACTCTAAAAAAATCATTACTTAATTTAAACATCTCAGAAATCTCATCAAATGTTATATAAATAAATGATTTTGTTTTTTTAAACTCTTTTCTTCTTCTTAAGTTCTCTTTGGTAGCCTCTTTATCTTTGAGTTTAGCTAATTCTTTTTCTTGTTTCTTTTTCTCTTTTAGTTCTAACTCTTTTTGCTTACGCTCCTGTTTAAGTCTTTCTTTTTCTGGATCTTTTTTAAAAAACATAATATTTATTCTCCTTAATTAATATCTACTTTAAATATTCTAAAATTTACGTCTTAGCTCTACAACTTTACCTATTATTGTAACTGGTAAACTCGCTATTTCTTCGTTAGTATAAAACGTAGGAGTATAGCTGCTGTTGTTAGGTATTAGCATAATTCCATTGTTAGAGCGTTCGTATCTCTTGCACGTTGCATCATCCCCATTAACCATTGCTATTACTGTGTCCCCGTTATCTGCTGTGCTTTGCTTTCTTACTATAACTATATCCCCATCAGTAAGGATTGGCAGCATAGAATCCCCCTTTATCTTCAAACCGAAGAACTCCCCTTGATTTTCCCAACTTTTTGGTATTTCTTCATAATCTAGTATATCTTCAACCGCAGATATAGGAATACCTGCAGGAACAGTTCCTAAAACTGGGATTTTAACTCCTTGAGGTTTTTGTTCTTCTTCCCAACCCATAAGGTATTCAATAGATGTGTTTAGATATTTCGCAATTTTTTCTAACCTATCAGTTGGTAGTTTTTTAGTATTACCGTCTTCATATCTTTTTATTGTAGTTTCGTGTACTTGTAAAAAATCTGCAATTTCTTTTCTAGATATTTTTCTTCTTTTTCTAGCTTCAAAAATTCTTTGTCCTACATTAGTTTCTTTCATTGATTCCACCACCTTTTACAAATATAATTTTAACATTTTAGTTGTAAAAACGCAAGTTATTTTTAAAAAATAATAAAAAACTTGCAAAAAAGTATTGACAAGATAAAAAAAATGGTATAAAATTAAAATTGCAAAAACGCAAGAAAAGGAGGTGAGATTTTGGATTACGATTTATTAAAAGTAAAGATGAAAAAAAATAAGATTACGTATGAGACTATGGCAAAATTATTAGGACTAACATTAAATGGTTTCGCAAATAAAATCAACCAGTGTAATTCAAGTGGATTTTATGTTGATGAAGCAAATTTAATTAGAAAAGAATTAAACTTAAGTCAAGAAGAAGCGTTCACTATTTTTTTTAACAATTAACTTGCATTTTCGCAAGAATACAACCAAATTAAACCCTCCCTTATTTCAAGAGAGGAGAAAGGAGGTGTGTGGATGGAGATAAAGAAAATTATATTTCTAGATGATACTTACCTAGAAGATTGTACTTTATCAAACGATATTCCAAAAGAAATAGCCGAAGTATCAAGTAGCTTTGTAAAAATAACTACCGATAAATCGACTATACAATATGTAAATTTAGATTACATACAACTAATTATACCTAAGAATTTAAAAGTTATTTCTTCTTAGATGTTTTAGTTTGTGATAAAGCACTACCTGCTACTGATTTAGAATTTTTACCAGATCTACCATCACGTAAAATTTTACTAGCTTTAGTAGCAACACTCTTAGATGTTTGTTTTCTATTTACCATTTATAAAATTCCCCTTTCTAAAGTATTAAGTATTTCATCGAAAAGGTTTAGTAGTAGAATTTTATTTCCAGGAAATACTCAAATAAATTATAGCACGAAAGTAAAGAAAGGTCAAATTATTATGAAAGAGTTTTACAATGCGTTAAAAAAGCGTTTAGAAGAAACGGACATGTCTGTATATAAGTTGTCGAAGGAAACAGGAATATTTCAGCAAACATTATATGCTTTAGTCAATGGCAACACATCTAATCCTAGACTAGATCACGCTGTTAAAATAGCGAAAGTTTTAGAAATAGATTTAAATAAATTGAAAGAAGGTGTTTAAATGCAAGAACCTTACAATGCTTATTTAGATAAGATAAAAAATCCGTCTGACTGGGTTAAAAGAAATGACTTACGGAAATTTCTAGAAATGGATAAATCAAAAGACAAGTTCAATAAATTTATTAAAGAAATTGAAGGGCTTGAAGATTCTCATTTATTTATCCAGGGGACTTTAACAACAAACAAAACTTTTAATAAAGTTAGAATTTATAACTATATTAATCAAAAAAATAGAGAAAGGGAACGACAAAATGCTTAAAAGAAAAATTAAAAAAGATAAATTAAACGTTATATATTGGACTGTGGCTGTTGTGAGTATTTGTTTCTTGACATTAACAAATGTTGATTGGCAATTAATCGGAGGAATAGCAACCGGATTAATAGCAATAATTCAATTCTTATTTGATAAAGATTTTGCTAAAAAATATTTTAATTAGGAGGCTGATATGAATAAATTTGAATTACACAAAACATTAACTGAGCTTCAGGAATTACAAAGAAAAGTAGATAGCCATATCAAGATATGGAATAGGCAACACATAGAAACAGCTCTTTGCGAGGAGTTTCACGAATGGTACAACGCTATAGGTCTTTTTAAAGATTGGAAGTTAAATAAAACTTCTAGAGAAAAACAACTAGATGAATTAGCTGATTGTTTAGCTTTTACATTATCTTTACTTAATAATGATAGATATGTTTACAGCATAGATAGATGTGGATTCATTCTAAAAAGAATTTCTAATAAAGATCATAAAAAAGCAATGCTTAATGAAATAGAAACTGGATATCTTTTCAATAAGAGAGTAGGTAACACAGTTTACATTCAAACTACTGAATTTTCATTAGAGCTAATTCTTGATATAGCAATGCTTTACTATTCATTAGATGAATTATTTGAAGCTTATAAGAAAAAATCAATGGTAAATATCCAACGCCAAAAAGAGGGGTATTAAAGGATGAAAGATATTAATAAAAAAGAAGTAGGAGAAAGAATACAAAAAATAAGATTTTCTAAGGCGTTAACGTTAGAACAGTTTGGTAATTTATTAAACGCTAGTAAATCTAATGTTCGAAAATGGGAGATAGGTTTTGTATTACCTAATAAAGAACGCCAATTAATTATGGCTAAACTTGGGAAAATATCCGTTAACGAATTATTGTATGGAAACATTGAAAAAGATATTGAAACCCTGAAAGCTGGGCTATTAAACTTACCAATTGAAAAAAGAGTTGAACTAATATTAAGAGTTTTAAAAGAAACATCAAAAAGCATAAAAGAAAAAAGCAGCTATTAAAAAATAACCGCTTTATAAATTTACTTACTTATATTTTAACACGAAAAGGAGAAATAAACAACATGACAAATAAGAAAGATAATATTAATCCAAATCATTATAAAATTGGAAACTTTGAAACAATAGATTTAATTCAAGAAGTAGTAGAAGATTTTGGCAGTGTGTGCCAAGCTAACATACTGAAATATGGAATAAGAGCTAATAAAAAACATGACAACCCAAAAGATGATATCAATAAAATAATTAGATATTGTGAGTTTTGGTTGAATGATTTAGAAGATAAAAAAGCTAGTGAAAGACGTTCTGAAGAAACTGGCCAACATGAAGAAGTAGCACCATTTGATAAGCTGCACAGCCTTCTAAATGACCAGGAGAAGGAGCTACTTAAAGATAAGAATATTAAAGTAATTCATTTAAATGGATTAAAAATGTTAGAAGATTTTATTAAAGAACAAGAGGGTAGACGTAATGGCAAACATGAGATTAACAGATAAGCTAAAAGAATTACGATTTACTTCTAATAAAATAGATGAGTGCTTAAGCTTAATTGAATTTGATAGTTTAGAAAGAAGAAAATTAAGAGAAGCAATGGATATATTAGATAATAAAGTCTTTGAATGGGAGGAGTTTAAAAATGAGGAAGAATGTTGGAGTTAATTTAACTCAAGCAATAAGAAACTATATTTACTTAAATCCTGGTTGTACTAAGTATGATTTAGTTAATGATCTCGGTATTCCTTACGACAAAATGAGAATGCCAATTAGTAAGTTAAAAAGGAACGGAGAAATATTAGTCGAAAATGGCTGTTATTCGGCTCTGGAAAGTTTGTCGTATTTAAAAGAGTATAATCAAACACCCGATGAATTTTCAAGAAGGGAATATCTTAAAAAATTAGTAGATGTAGTAATAAACAATATTCAAGAATGTACTGACCACAATGTTAAAATTCAGTATATTCAAGAAGGCAGAAGATTATTAAAAGATTTAAAATAAAAGGAGATTAGAAAAATGGATTTAAACGTAAATGTAAATGTGATTATAGCAAGTAAAGATGATGTAGTTTTATTAGAAGATGTCCTGTCTAAATTAGGAAAAGGATCTTATGCAGGAATTTCTCAGGTTGTAACTCCGGATATTGTTCAACCAGTTACACCAGTTACACCAGTTACACCAGTTACACCAGTTACACCAGTTACACCAGTAGAGCCTGTAGCACAAACACAACCAGCTACACCAGTAGAGTCTGTAGTACAAACTGCTCAAGTACCTGTTAGTGAAAAAACTTATACATTAGAAGATATTCAACGTGCTTCAGCTGCACTAGTGCAAGGAGGCAAAATTGCTCAATTACAAGCGTTGCTACAGCAATTCAACGCAATATCATTAGCACATCTTTCTCAAGATAATTTTGGAGCATTTGCACTTAAATTAAGAGAATTAGGAGCTGATATTTAATGACTGATATTAATCACAAAGAAAGGGCTCATGCAAAGCTTAGTGCTAGTGGTGCTAGTAGGTGGGCTACTTGTCCTGGTAGTGTACAGATGGAGGATGGAATTCCTGATAAAGAATCTATCTATGCACAAGAAGGGACACTGGCTCACGAGATGAGCGAGTTAAAGCTCAAACACTATTTAGACCCTAAAGGGTTTGGCAAAAGAAAGCTAAATGCGGCCATCAAAAAACTAAAAGAAAACGAGCTATATCAAGCTGAGATGGAATCTTACACAGATACTTATGTAGATTTTATAAAAGAAAAAGCCTTAAGCTTTCCATCTAATCCATATATTGAGATAGAGAAAAGAGTTGACTTTTCTAGATGGGTAGATGGCGGGTTTGGAACTTGTGACTGTGTTTTAATTCACGGTTCAACACTTTCAATCATTGACTTGAAATATGGAAAGGGTGTTCCTGTTTCAGCTGAACAAAATGAACAGCTAATCTTATATGCATTAGGGGCTTATGATGCTTTCAACCTAATCTACAACCTAGATAAAATTGAACTGAATATTGTTCAACCTAGAATTAATAATTTTTCTACCTGGGAAATATCCCTAACTGAATTGTTATTGTGGGGGGATTATTTCAAAGTTCAAGCTGAAAAAGCATTAGGAGGTAATGGGGAGCTAGTCCCATCAGCTAAGGCTTGTAAGTTCTGTAAGGCCCGTGATATTTGCACCGCAAGAGCTGAGAATAATTTATCTTTAGAATCTGAAATAAAATTAAAACCTAATGAGATCCCTAAAGATAAATTATATGAATACATCTCAAGAGGAGAAGACATTGCTAAATGGGTGGCTGATTTAAAGGCTTATGCTTTGGATATGTGCCTCAAAGGAGAAGATGTAAAAGGACTTAAGGCTGTGGCCGGAAGAACTTCACGCTCTTGGACTAATCAAGATGAGGCAATTAATAAATTAATAGAAGGGGGTATAGATGAGGCAATAATATATGATAAAGTTCCGTTAACCTTAGCTAAATTAGAAAAAGCGTTAGGTAAACAACAGTTTACAACTTTAGTAGGAGATATGGTCGTTACTAGTGAGGGTAAACCTACTTTAGTTTTTGAGAATGATAAAAGACCAGCAATAACAAATACAGTAAATGCAACAAGCATTTTTAAACCATTAAATTAATATATATTAAAGGAGATTTTAAAA